AATTTAGTAGATAAATTTATAGAAGAAAAAGAAGTTGATGAAAAATTTAGGTTAAAAGAACTTTTAAGAATGGGAAGAATTTTGTCAAAAACAGTTGAAACAAAAGAAGAGTTAGAAGAAAAAACAGATGAAGATATAGATTTTGAAAAGAGAGTAAGCTATGAGTTGGTTAGCGGGTCAGCAAGATTTTCCGTTGAAGTTTTATATTGATTTTAGGTTATAAATTAAAAATTAAAAATATGAAACTAATAACAATAAAAACTTAGTTTTATTTGATCCTTTTTTCTTTTATTAAAATCTTACTCAAAGGCGGGACTAATAATCCTGCCTTTTTTTGTCAAAAACTTCTTGACAACTACGATATATTTTGTTATAGTTTTTTATATGTCCATTTCTTTCATTGCCGAAATCAAGGAAGTAAAACAGCAAAAATTAGTTTCACTTGACAATCAATACTCCATTCGCCTTATAACCGACAATAGTCAAATATTAGATTTAGGAAAATTACCACCAGATCAATTGGTAAAAGTTTCGATTGATAAATATGAGGGGAATAGGTAAACCGACTAAAAAAATAAAAAACCAAGATGCGTGGACTTGGCGAATAGTTAAGAATTTAATGAAGAAAGTAAAAAAAGGAGACGTAATAGGTTTTACTATCGGGAGAAGTCATTGGGTTTTAAGAAAAGGAGATTTCAATTAAAAAACAGTATGATGATAAAAGGACTTGAAAATTACTCAAAAGAGGAAAAAAAAGTAATGGCAAAGGTCTTATATGACTTCGGTTGGTCTTCTAATAAACTTGAACAATATTTAGGTCTTTCTGACAATACAATTTTAAGAGCGGCTCAAGAACCAACTCCAGAAGAGTTGAAGAAATTTGAAGAAGACTTTAAAAGAACAATCCAAAATCAAAAAATGAAGGGGGTGGCTTTGGGAATAAAAAGATTACTTGAGCTTCTTCCCAAAGAAAGAAGGATAGAACCGTTGGTGAAAGGATTAGAGTATTTGGAAGGAAAAGGACAAACACAAGTAAACACCCAGATAAACATTTTTGGTCAACTAAAACAAAAATATGGGCAACTTTAGGCAAAAAGCTCAAATATATGTAAACTTCATCAAGGATAATTTTATGCTTGTTGCCAAAGATGGCACTGTAAAAAGATTTTATGATGACATAAACCATTGGAGGATACAGGAGGACTTCATATTAAATAAGGCAACTGGTAGAGATGTTATCTTAAAATCAAGACAGTTAGGTTTTTCATCAATTATTCTTGCTATCTTTACAACTGATTTTCTTCTTAAAGACAACTCTTATTCTATGGTTATAGCTGATAAGTCTGACAACGCTGAAGATTTGTTAGCCCGGGTTAAGTTTTATATCAAATCATTTGAGGAAATAAACCAAGTGAAATTAGACTTAAAATATAACTCAAAGTATGAGCTTTACAATGAAGCAATAAACTCAACTTACAAAATAGGGACAGCAGAGAATAAAGAAGTAGGAAGAAGTAAAAGTCTTACAGGACTGCATTTATCAGAGTATGCCTATTATCCTGATCCAGAGGCAATTTTACGCTCTGCTTTACAGGCAGTCGTGCCGGAAGGAAAAATATTTATTGAAACAACAGCCAATGGCTTCAACTTTTTCAAAACCTTTTGGGAAGAGTGTAAAAGAGGAGAGAGACCATTTAATCCTTTGTTTTACAAAGCCTCTGATTTTTATTCACAAGACTTCTTAAACCAAAAGAAACTTGAATTAAAAGAATTTTACAGCCAGGAATACCCGAACTCAGATATTGAGGCATTTATTTCAAGTGGACAAAACTATTTTGACAAGCAGGCGTTAAAATGGTATTTGGATAATATAAAAGAACCAATTAAAAATGATTTAATCTATGTTTAAACAATACCGACCAATAGAACGGGGAGAATTTATTGTCGTTGGCGTTGATACCGCTTCAGGCGGTGGTGATTATACTGCTGCCCAATTCTTGTCAAAAACAAAATTAGATGTTCCCTTAGTTTATCATTCACCGATAACAACAACTGAATTTACCAACCTTTTAGTCCCAGTTTTAGAGAAAATATATGATAAGACAGGGATTAAGCCAGTTGTCGCATACGAAAGAAATAATGGAGGTGCTTTTGAGATGGATAGGCTAGCGGCAATGAATAGATTAAATAAATACGACTTATTCAAGATGCCATCTTTTGGAAGAGAAAATCCACCGGAGGCTGTTCAATACGGCTGGACTACCTCCTCATCAACCAGACCAAAGATGCTTCAAGACTTAAAGCAGGCAATTGATAATAAAGTGATAAGAATATATGACAAAGAGACAATAAACGAGTTATATTCATTTGTCGTGGTTCAAACTTCATCAAGTTGGAAAGCACAGGCTGATAAAGGAGCAAAGGATGATTTATGTATCTCATTAGGAATTTCCTATCAAGTCTCTTTATTTGCCAAAGAGCCAGTAACAGAAAAGCAGGCACAGGTATATTATGACCAGATAGAGGATTTACACAAAAAGTTATTTGACGAGCAGGGATTTTATTAAATATGGATGACAAATTAATTGAAATATTAAAAAATATCTCACCCGAAACAAAACAATTTATCCTTGACTTATTGGCTATATCATATGGGGTTGAGTATGGAGTATTCAACCTAAAACTTAATATTCATCGAAGATCTATTAAAAAAGCAGAGTTTAAGGGCTGGAAGACAATAACCTACGGGAAGTCGGAGGAAGATCAAGAAAAAGCAGTAAAAGACTTAGCAGAGAAAATAGCAATTGCCAAAAAAAACAAACAAAATTGTAAATTACATTTTTTGGTAGATTTAAAAGGTGGTTATATAACAGGTATTTACTGGGATAGTTTTTATGAGAAAATATATCTATGAGAAAATTTACAGGGTTTTTTGACAAAAACGGGAAAAAGATTTACGAGGGAGACGTGATAAAAATAGAAAAGGACGATTATTACGAATTTTTAATCCCAGGAAAAGAAACTTTTGGTGTGGTTATTTTAAAATACGGAAAATATGCCTTACAGTGTTCAGACTTTTGGCTTGTTTTTGGTGAAAACCAGATTGAAAATATTGAGGTTGTGGGAAACATTTATCAAAATCCCGATTTATTTAAAGGTTGGTTATGTCCAGTTTGCCATAAGTTTTACCCATTTAAGTATTGGGAAAAAAGAAAGTATGATAATTATTGCTTAAAATGTTTTAAAAAATACTCTTGACAAAAAATAAATATTTTGATAGAGTTTTATTAGGTTAGGTGTAGTCTTTGTGATTACACCCCGCACCACGCTTTGAAATAGGCGTGGTTTTTTTTGTATATGGACATAGATAAAATCCTAAAACAATTTGAGAGCGACAAACAGGCTTACTCCAAAATATTTTCTTCATTTGACGAAAAAGAAAGGTTTTTAAAAAATGAGATAGTTGATACAGGAAAAGGAATTTTAAAATCACAGGTATTAGACCAAACTTTAATGACAGCGTTAATAAGACGTGCTAATCAAGTTATGGCAAAGATGCCAACTGGAGTTGTTAGGGTTTTGTCAAAAGAGGATAAAGGAAAAGGAGTTTTCTTAAACTTAATCTTAGACCACTATATAATCCCTAACGCTAACTCACAGGCTGATATCTATACAAAGTTTTGGCTAATGGAGTTTTTATCTTTAATCTACGGTAAAATGGATGTTTTAGTTGACTGGGTGGTAAAGGAAGGGTATACAGGACCAGACTTCTTCTTAATCCCACCAAAGTTAGGAATACCCGAGCCTGGTGTTATCTCAACAAACGATATGTCCCGTTACTTTATCCTATCTTATGTTTCAGAGGACTTCTTGAAAAAAAGAAAAGGATTAAAATTCTGGAAAAATATTGATAAAGTAATTGAGAAAGGAAAAAAGAATAAAACTGAGGAAAGAGAGACCTCAACTACAAAAGAAAGAGAAGACAGTGACTTATACAAAGACCAATACGAACTTATAACCTTATATACTCCAAAACGCTGGATTACTTTTTCAAGACAGGCAAAGGTGATTTTAAGAGATATTGAAAATCCTCATCAAAATGGAAAACTGCCAATTGTCTCAAAAGTATGTTATCCAACACTTGATAATTATTTTGGCACATCTGAATATGATAGAAATATCAGTCAGCAAAAAGCACTAAATTCAACTGTTAATTTATCATTGGATGCTTTAAAAAAACATCTTTATCCGCCAACTAAAATCTATCCAACTGACGTTCATATGCCATCTTTTTCATTATCACCTGGTGCGGTATGGGTTTTGAAAAATCCCAATCCCAACGCTATTGTCCAGGAGCAATTCTCACCAGCTCCACTTCAAACGTTTAATTCTTTATATGGAGTGTTAAAAGGAGCTTTATTGTCCTCTCTTGGCACAACTGATACAACTGTATCATCCTCAGTTGAGCCAGCACAGGGGAAAACACCAGAGGCTTTGAAGATGCAACAGATGTTTATAACCCTAAACACCTCATTTGATAGAAAAATGTTAGAGCAGGCAATTTCAGAGATTTATGATAGATTTTTAGACCTCCTAACCCATAAACAAGAGGCTGATATTGAATTTGATATCTTTGGTGATGAGTTTAATATGATAAAAGAGCAGTATCCTGATATTTTAGAGTTATACGAAAGCGGTGAGGGTGGAAAAATTAAGATTAAAAACAAGGATATTAAAAACTTGTCAGTTAAATTCTTTATTGATGCCTCATCTACCCTAAAGCAAGATGAAATGATTGAAAACCAAAACTTAACTTCTATTTTAGGCTTCTTCTTAAAATTGCCTGGCTTTATGGAGCAGGTAGCCCAGCAGGGAAAAGCAAGGTATGGTTCAGTTGAGATTGATTTTTCAGAACTTGTTAAACGCTTTATTGCAACAGCAGGAATAGAAGGGTATGACAAGATTATAAAAGACGCACCGAAGGAGGCATTAACAGTTAATAATGCCCAAACTCAACCCCAGGCTATGGGGATGGCTCAAATGCCACAACAACAAGGTATGGGAGAGGGTATGCCACAACAGGCTCAACCTCAACCACAACCACAAGAAGAAAATCCTCTGATAGCAAACTTACCAGAGGATCAAAAAAGATTGTTTTATGAAATTATGAATAGATAAATATGTTAAAAGGACAACAGGCGATACCACCAGTTTCAACCTGGACAGTAGCTGATTTTATTAATAAAGTAAAGGACGCAAGTTATGAGGAGGTAGTTAAAAAAGCAGAAAAAGAAGATGAGGAAGTATTAAATTTACTTGGCAATAAGAGTTTTGAAAAGTTTAAAGAGTTAGTTGAAAAAAGAATAGAGTTTTTGAAAAATTTGGTTGACCCAGAAAGCAAGGCATCTTTAGTTGATATTAACGACACGCCAGAGCGAATTGGGATGAAATATTTAATAATCTCATTTGCTATTTATCAATTGCGACAAATGATAAGTTTGCCAGAAATTATAAATGATGCCAGAAAAACAGGAGAACAAATTGGAGTTTTGGGAAACGATTAAGGAGTTTGATTTAGATGAGATAAGAGCGGAGGCTAAAAAACAGGCACTTTTAAAACATCGGTGGGTTCAAAAAGGGGTATGGCTGGTATGTAAAAGCTGTAAATTTAGACACGGATTTTATGTTGGGATAAATAAAGTTATGGTGGGAGTTGATGATGAAGGAAATCCGATATTAAAGGACAAAAAGGAAGTCTTTAAAAACAAATAGTTCACTGGCGTTCACATAGAGGCTTCTTTCTTGTTCTTTAAAAGAGCAAGGGAGTGGACGACCAATCCTTAAATGGTCAGTTAAAAATTAAAAATAAAGACATATGGCAGACGAAGAAAAAAAGGTGGAAGAGGTTGCCACCACCTCCTCGCCAGAGGAAACAACACAACCTCAACAGGATTTAAAAAAAGTTGATGCCGATGCAAAACAGGAAACAGAAGAAACAACGCAGGAACCTTTACAAAAAGAGGGTGAAGAAACCGAACCAAAAAAACCATCAAGACTTGAAAGAAGAGTTGAGAATTTGGAGAAGAAAAAGCAAGGGATTGAAAGTCTTTTGGAAACTCTAACTCAAAAGAGAAAAGAGAACGAGACAGTTCAAAGAGCGGAAATTCCGTCTGAATTTTTAAGAACAGACAATCCGCAAGTGCCACCGATTTTACAACCTGGTGAGACTGAAATAGCACCAGATGAGTTAGAACGAAGAATTGCTATGCGGGAGCAGGCTTTACGAGAGCAGATTAAAAGCGAGGTAAGGCAAGAGTTAGAGATTAAACAAAAGCAACAAGAGTATGTTGGCACAATAAAATCCCATCTTGACGAGTTGGAAGAGGTAAAAAATCTTCCAATGATGGAAGATGAGGATTTTGCTAATGAGGTAAAAGAGTTATACGAAAAAAACAATTTTGTTTTAGGATTAGATGGTCGGCCAGTGTTTTTGGGAGCAGTTAAACCAAAGGAAGCGTATGAGTTAGTAAAGCAAAAGTTTGAAAAATTAAAACAAAAGTTATCAGGTCAAGTAGCTCAAAAATTAACTGACCAGGTTAGCAGTTCGGCAGTATCACCCTCATTACAGCCACGAGAACAGGAAGTCTCATTAGAGGAGCTTAAGAAAGACCTTTGGGATAATCCTGGAAAGGTGGCATCCATCCTTGAAAAAAAGCTAATTAAAAGTTAAAAATTTCAAGGAAAGGGGGTGAAAAAATAATATGGCAGTCCAAACTACATCTGGTTTATCAGGTGAAGTAAAAACATTTTACGAAAGCAAGTTTCTTGAAAGAGCAAAATACCAGCTATTACACGGTGAAGGAGCTCAAAAAAATACCCATCCAAAAGGAGAGGGGAAAACCATTCAATGGAATAGATACTCTCCTTTGAGTGCGGCTACAACTCCTTTAACCGAAGGCTCAAATCCATCAGAGGTTGATTTAACTGCTTCTCAAGTTACCGCCGCATTGTCTGAGTATGGAAATGTTATTAAAATCAGCAAACTTTTGAAATTAACCTCTGTTGACAAGGACGCAACTGAAAAAGTTGAAGTTCTTGGACGGAATATGGGTGAAACAATCGATACTCTTGATAGAGAGGCTTTATACGCTGGTGCTACAGCTCAACTGGCTGGTGGAAAATCGGCTTTAACTGCCATTGCCGCATCCGATACTATGTCGGCAACTGAGGTTAGAAAAGCTGTTAGAACCTTACAGATAAACAAAGCTATGAAATATCCAGATGGATACTTTATTGGTAAAATTGGTCCTTACACCGAGTTTGATTTGAAAGGTGATACAACTTGGGTAAATTCGGCAGTCTACTCCGATGTAAAAAAACTTTACAATGGAGAGATTGGTACTTTATATGGAGTTCGTTTTGTAAACGTTACTAATCAGAAGACCGAGTCTTCAACGGTAACTGTTTACTCCAACTTCATTCACGGTAACAACGCTTTTGCTAAATACGATTTATCGGGTGATGTGCCAAAGCTTTACATTAAAGTTCCTGATGAAACTGATACCTCAAACCCAACTGACCGATACTCAACTATTGGTTGGGCGGGTGCTTATGTTGCTAAAGTTTTGATTTCTGACTGGGTTTTGAATGTAAAAACAGGAGCAACAGCATAAGAGCTTACAAGTTGGGGAGTAGTTTTCTACTCCCCAAAAGCAAGCTATTATGAGAAAAACAACAAGAGATTTGGATTTAGCCTCTCTGGAGGAGGGGGTTTCAAAAGCAAAAACAACGGAGGGGAAAAAACATAGAAAAGCCATTTTAGAGGCTGTTTATGAGCAGTTAAAAGATCCGTTTTTGGAGAGAATGAGAATAGCCTTAATAGATGCTTTAAAGAGGCAAGATATGGTAAAATTTAAAGAAATTGAAAGAAAGGTTAGAAATTATGCTCAATCAAGGCAGTTTTTAGAAAATCAAATAAAAGCAAGAGCGAGGATTTCACAAAAAGAAGCAAATGTTTTTATTCGGAGGGAGGTGATACCAAATGGAAGATGAAAAACAGGAAAAAAAAGGATTAACTTTAAATGAGGCTATAATGAAAGTAAATGAGGTTATGATTTCAAGACCAGCCCTTTTGAATATTTCACTCGGCAAAGAAGGCGGTATACACACATATAGATGGGTTGAAAATGATGATGAAGCAAAGAAAAAAAGAAATGAAATAAGAGAAATATTAAAAGAAGCTTGGCAGTCTGGTGCTTTAAATTATCAGATGATTGCCGATAAATTAAGAGTGGATGTTTTATCAATTCAAGCTTTAATTGATGAGGATTTTTTATTTAATTATCCGCATTTAAAATGAGTGATTTAACTTTTAGAACAAAAGTAGATAGTATAGGAGAAAATACTCCTGTTGAAAATATTGCTCCTGAAAAAAAAGAAGGAGCAGTATTATCAGGTGATAAAAAAGATACAGAGCTATCACCAGAGCTTTACAGTAAGACAGAAGGAAAGCCATATTTAGCCAAAATGTTAGGGCTTGAAAATGTTTATGAAGATTTGTCCCCTGAGATTTTATCAGCGGTTGATACAATAGAGGAATATTTTAAAAGTCTTGTTAATAAAGGAAAAAGAGCAAACGATAAGATATCTTATAAAGAGTTTTTTTCATATTTAGAAAATATTGTCTCAGTTAAAAATCAACCAGTCTTATCAAAACTTGAAAAAATAGCCGATTTTATTAAAACTATTCAAAGGGCAAAAGAATATGGTAAATATAAGAACGCATAAAATTAAAGAAAGCGAGCAGAATATCTTAAATCAAACTTTTGATGAAGATTTTAATGTAATGGCTATGGAGTTAGTTGAATTTGATGGGGAAAAGCTGGTTAGAAAAGAGTCACCAACACAACAGGTAAAAATAGTTGAAAGTGGAGGATATACCTACATTTGTAAAGCTCCAGTTGGTACTCCAGAGTCACAATCAAAATGGCAAATTTATAGAATTGACTCAACGGGCAATAAAATGTATGCGGATGCCAACCCAAACTATGATAATGTAGCAACTGACCCAACGATATTAAGCTATTCTTATAGCTAATATGAAAATTTTAGGAATAGAAACGAAATATACAATACCAAACGAGGATAAAACAAGAACTTCTGCTGTTGACTGGTGGCGTGTTATCAATCCTTTAAACAACTTAAAAAAAATAACAGGCTGGCAGATTGATATTCAAAAAGGGGTGGCAAATAATAAAAAAGCAACACAAATGGAGGTAGATAGGGCTTGGCTTAAACTTGGAGAATACGATATTGTTTTTTCTTCCTACTATCACAATCCCATCGCATACTCCTATATGGCGGTTGTCTCAAAAAAGACTGGAATGAAGTATGTTTATGATTTAGATGATGGGTTATTTATGGTAAAACCATATAATCCTGTTTATGATAATGTAGCAAAAGAAAAACATAATTATAAGATCATTTTAAAAGATACTCCTTATTTAACTACAACCAACCGCAGATTAAAAAAAGAATTAAAAAAAATAAATGAAAAGGGAAACATCTTTGTTTTACCAAATTTAATTGATGAGGAGGTTTATATACCAGCAAAACATATTGAGGACGATGTTATTACCATTGCTTATCAGGGAGGGACATCTCACGTTGGTGATTTACTGTTTACTGAATTTCACTCTGCTTTAGCCTATATTTTAGGCAAATATCAAGGGAAGGTAAGATTTCAAATCTTTGGTTTTTTGCCAACCGAATTAGACAGTTTACCGTATGTTGAGCATATAAAAGGAAAGATAGATTTTTATGATTGGATTGAGATTTATAAAAAATATTCTCCCTTTTGGGATATTGGGGTTGCTCCGCTTGAGGAAAATGATTTCAATATCTATAAGTCGCCAATAAAAGTTATGGAGTATGGGATATCGCAAGTGCCAACGATAGCTTCCCCAGTTGGACCATATTTATCTATCATAAAAGACAAAAAAAACGGTTATTTTTCAAGAACAGTAAAAGACTGGATAAATTGTTTTGAGGATTTAATTGAAAGTAGAGAAAAAAGATTAAAGATGGGAGAGATAATAAAGCAGGAGGTATTAAAAGACTGGACTATAAAGGGTAAAATTCATTTATGGAAGGAAATTTTTGAGAAAATCCACTATGACAGATGATAAATTGATTGAGTTGTGGGACAGTGAGATTGAATTTTTAAAAAAATTATTTGGGAAAAATAAAATCTTAATTGAAATCGGTAGTTTTAAGGGAAAAACTACAGTTGCCCTATCAGAAAAAAATGTTGTGATTGCTATTGACCCATTTTTAGATAATTATGACCCGCAGGATTTAGCCAGTCAAAAAATGAAAGAGGCAGAAGATGTTTTTATAAGTAAAATAAACGGGAAAAATATTATCTGGTATAAGCAAAAAAGTGAAGAGGTTTTGAAAAATTGGAATTTAATGGTAGATGGGATATTTGTAGACGGTTGTCATCAAGAGTGGGCGATAAGAAAAGATATAGAATGGATTAAATTTTTGAAAAAAGGAGGGATAATTGCTTTTCACGACTATAACCAATGGAAAGGAGTGACCAAAGCGGTTGATGAGTTGGTGAAACCGTATTTAAAAGTTATTGATATTGCCAAAAGGATAATTGCTTTTCAGAAATGAAATTAACAGTCTTAACAATGTGGTATAACGAGGAGAAATTAGCTCCCTTTTTCTTTAAGCACTATCAGGATTTGGTAGACGAAATTGTAGTGATTGTTGATGCGGATACTAATGATAATACCCGCAAGATTTGTAAAAAAAACGGGGCGATTATTAAAGAATTTAAGTTTCCCGACGGAATGGATGACATTTTAAAAAGAGACAGGTTAAATGAGGAATTAGAAAATATAAAATCAGACTGGGTATTGGGAGTAGATGCCGATGAATTTGTTTTTGCTCCTTTTTCTTTTAAGATTAAGCCTTTTTTAGAAGAGGCAGATAAATTCGGAGCAGATTTAGTTTTTACTTCTTTTGCTAATGTTTTTAAACATAAGACAGAAGGGAAGTTAGATATTAACAAGTCGATTGTCCATCAAAGACAACATGGTAGTTTTAATATTTCAGAGTGGGGTGAGCTTAATAATCGTAAAGCAAATGTTATTAAGCCATATTTAAGATGGGAAGTTGGTTTTCATCTTGCTCATGGCTGGCACAATATTTACAAAAATTGTTTATTGGGGGCTCACTGGGCAATGGTAGATGTAGATTTGGCTATTGAAAGAAGAATTTATGGCAGGAAATTAAGAATGAGTAAGAGGAATAAAGAATTAAATATGAGTTGGCATTTGTTTAATATTACTGAAGAACAAATAAGAAAAGAGTGTAAAAAACACGAAAATGACCCGAATATTTTGGGAGAATATTTATTCTCTTGACTTTTATAGTTTTTTTTGTTATTCTTTTTTTTGATTACGAGTATTTTTGATTTGGAAAGTGTGGCAGCGGAGGTTCTCCCAGCCTTTCCGTTTTCCTTGACAACAAGGTTTGCGAAGAAAAACGGCTTAACAATTGGGAGGGCGACCGAGACTCATCCAGACGCTGACTAAAAAAGAAGAAATACTTTTACAGAAGTGAAAAACCCAAGCACACTCCTCGTGCCAGGAAACAGAGGAGAGATGGGGGAGAGATAGGGAGAAACAAGGTAGGATTGTAAGTAGGTGTCAACATCTTGACAGCGGAGGAAAGATCGAGGGAAGCCAAGGGCATCAAGCACCGTAAGAGTAGAGTAAGAGGGGGGAGGGGGAGGCATTATATAGACGTCGTTTAATGTAAAGTTGAGGCTAAATTTAATAACAATTTACGACGTCTTATTTTAAAAAAAGAATTAAGTAGCCCACAGTTTTTCACGAGGACACCATTTTACTTCTATTTGATATTCTTTTACCAGTCTTTTAATAATGGAGGCAGTCAGTTTTAATCTTTCCTCTTTCACTTTATAGTTTTCCATAGCAATTCCAACCATAAGTTTACTATCCGAATAAATAGTCTTTATTCCTCTTTTATATGCCTCAATTATGGCAGTAAGCAAGGCAAATAGTTCAGCCTCATTATTAGTATTATCATCACTATCAAGAGATAAAACTATTCTTTCATTTGGAGAAAAGTTAATTTTAGCGGTGGCTCTTCCACGAGGATGACTAACCTTAAAAAAGAAGGGATTGACAACTAATCCACCATCACAGTGTATCACTTTTTCCATTTGATTACCTTATAAGTATACCACAAAAAATTCCTCTTGACAACTGTAAATTATTTTCGTATATTTATATATAGTTAGGAACTAAAAGGCGGTTTTCCTTTTTTAAGAAGGCAACCAAAAAGCAGGCAAGTATTTTGTCTGTTTGAGGTTGCCTTTTTTTTATAAGTTTAATTATAAAAATATGGCTAAAATGAAACCAAAAGGAAAAAGAGGTAGAGCAATGGTTAAAAAGTTGGGCAGAAATTACAAGACAGGAATGTTTAATAAAATAGCCCAAAAAGCCGCTAAAAAGTATGGTTCAAAAAAGGCAGGACAGAGAGTTGCGGGAGCAATATATTGGAAAAAAGTAAGAAACAGAATTGCTAAAAGCTTATAAAGTTATAAGTTTGATATATTTTGATATGGAAGATGAAAAAGAAAAAAAAGAGCTAAAAGGGAAGGCGTTGATCATGGAGGCTTTAACTTCCTCCATAGCCTTTTACCGGACGCTTGAAAAAGCTTTTTTACAGGAAGGCAATCCTAAAATAGCAAAAAGGATTGGTTTTCTTAAGATTGCTATCAAGGAATTAGAGAAATTAAAAGAGTGATACAAAGGAATTTAATATAACAACAAGAAAGTTTAGTAAGATAAAGCCATAAAATGTAGCTTTACTAATAAAGTATTTTCTTGTTTTGTAAAAAATAAATAATGCTAACAAAGATAAAGAAAGATTAATAACAGAAAATAGATTTAATCCGAATTTATTGATTAAAAAAGCATTAAAAGGATTAAGTTCAGAAGAACAATTATTTTTTAAACAATTATAAGTTGTAGTTATGTCAGTAAAGCGTAATATTAGAAACGCTAAATAAGACATAACTCTATTATATCAAAAAATATGGCACTTTTCAACTCAGTTCAAGGAACTTGGGGTATTGGAGGCTTCAAATTACCAGACTTAGGGGTAACAGAATGGCTTTTGGGTGGAAATACAGGTAAGGCAAGCTGGATTAACAATCCGAATGTTTATAAGGCTATTGGGACAACCCCACAAGAGTATGCTAATACTTTATCAATAAATAAACTTTATTCTCAATATCAGCAAGGGACAGGATTTAATCCTTATGGACCAACTGTAACATCACAACCAAAACCAACAACTCAACCAACCAACATAGGTGGAAATCCCAATACTGGTGGGAACCCCCCTCCAAGTGGTGGTCCAGGCAGTGGTCCAGGCAATTGGGATTGGCAATCTAATTTAAGAAGCGTAGCATCAGGCGGGTA